GACGAACAAATCAAGCTGGACGAGCAGAACCGGCTCGCAAAATTCAAGAGGCGACGCGAATACTACGAGGGCTTTTTCGACAAGCAACTCAAGGTGGACGAGAGCAAGGGCTTGATGGACGGCGACAATGCGCGCGTCAACTTCGCCCGCATGTTTGTTGACAAAGGCGTGGCGTTTTTGTTTGGCAAGGATATTAGCTTCGACCTCATCAACGGTAAGGAAACGCCCGAGGAAAAATGGCTGGACGCAATCTGGCGACAAAATGGCAAAATGTCACTGCTCCAAAAGCTGGCGACCAACGGCGCTATTTGTAGCACGGCGTTCCTGAAAATCCACTGGCGACCGGGCATTGAGCCGAAGCTGGTGGTCATCGACCCCGAGACGATCACGGTCAAGGTGCTGGCTGACGACATCGACGAGGTTCACGGCTACGTTATCGCTTACGCGAGCGTTGACCCTGTGACCGAAAAGTCGGTGCAGATTCGGCAGGTGATTGAGCGCGACGGTGCAGGCTGGCTGATAACCGACCAGCGCGGGCACTCGGACGGCGTTGGATATCAGACTGTAGGCGAACAGCGCTGGCCGTTCTCATTCTCACCAATCGTCCATTGCCAAAACATGATCAACACCAATGAGTTTTGGGGTGTCTCGGACATCGAGGACGACCTCGTGGAGCTTATCGACAAGTACAACTTCGTGATGTCAAACATGCTACGCACGCAGCGCTATCACACTCACCCAATCACGTGGATTAGTGGTGTCAATCCGGGCACGAAGATTGACGCATCGCCTAACGTGACGCTGCTCTTGCCAAAGGACGCCGCAATCGGGAGTCTCGAAATGCGCTCGGATATGGCATCATCGCTGGAAATGGCGACGCGCCTCAAGCAGGCTATCCACGAACTTGCGAGGGTGCCGGAAGTGAGCGTTGGCAAAGTCGAGAGCGTCGGGCAATTATCCGGCATCGCGCTTGAAATCCTGTACCAGCCGCTACTCGAAAAGACCGAGGCGAAACGCGTCACTTACGGCGAACTTATCGTTGAAACCAACCGTCGACTGCTGGCAATTGACGGTAAGGGTGAGAACAACATTACCACGCTACACTGGCAACCTTTATTGCCCAAAGACGTTGGCGTGCAGACCAGCGCGGCACTCGCAAAACGACAGCTCGGCGTATCTGGCGACACGCTGATTCAGGAACTTGGCTACAACCCTGACGACGAGAAAACAAAGCGTGGCGAAGAAGTCAAGACGCTCGGCGAGGAACTCATGAGCCAGTTTGACCGTGGCTATCAGGTGATTGACTAATGACCGAGATTGAGCGCGTTCTAGCAGACTTCCGGCGACGCATTGACGCATCCGACCGTCGCGCGCGCTCTGACATTGCCCGCGCTTATCATCGCTCATGGCGAACATTGAGGGATAAGCTCGCGAGGCTTGAACGTTATTACCGTGAGGCTAAGGAGCGTGGCGAAACCATCGGCGGTGCGTGGTACTACGAGGCTGGACGCTACCGCGCCCTCGAACGACTGATTGCTGAAGAACTCGGTCGGCTAGGCTCAACAGCGCGTGCGGTGACTTATCGCGAAATGGACACGCTGGTTGACGAAGCCCTGCGCTACTCGGAGCAGATGCTGGATGCGGCACTGGCAAGCGCGCCCATCACCATCCCACGCGCGACGCTCAACACCGAGGCTATCAAAGCAATGCTCGCTTACTCTCAACACGGGTCGCCGCTTGAAAGGCTACTGCGCTCGATATCAGAGCAGGGCGCGAGAGGGGCGCTTGACGCACTAACCGACGGCATCACGCTCGGTTACGGACCGCGTCAGATTGCAAGAGGTGTAAGGCGAGAGCTCGAGGTGACGCTAACACGCGCCTTGACTATTGCAAGAACCGAGAGCATTCGGGCACTAAGGCAAGCGCAAATGGCATCCTACGAGGCTAACAGCGACGTGGTGAAACAATGGCGATGGCAGGCATCGCTTGACGGCAGGACGTGCCTCGCGTGCCTCGCAATGCACGGAACGCTGCACCCAATCACCGAGAGCATGCAATCTCACGTCAACTGCCGGTGCGTGTCAGTACCGGAAACGGCAAGCTGGGAAGAACTCGGCAGGCTCGTTGGGCAGGACTGGAGCGACCTCGACCGAAAACAGCGAAAAGCTGAAGATAAGCTGCCACGAAAGGAAAGGCGGCTTGACGGCGAGGCATGGTTCAGGGCGCTAAGCGAAGACAGGCAGCGCGCGATAATGGGCGATAAGCGCTTCAGGGCATGGCAGGACGGCGCGTTCGAGTTTGGCGACATGGCGACCGCCACGCACTCTCACACGTGGGGCGGGGGCATTCGTATCACCGCGCTAAAAGACTTGTTGCCGCCAGATTATGAGGATGAAAAGGACTAGCATTTTTAGCTAAAATGTGCTATAATAAATTTATAACCAAATAGGCGAGAAATCGCCACACGCTATTTTGCGGAATTGCGCCCGCTCGCAGGACAGAAATGCCCGGTGAGCGGGCGTTTTGCATTTAACAAAATTACGTCACGCCGACGGGAAAAAGGCGGAGGAGGAACAGAAATGACTGATAAAGTCGAAACCAACCAAGTTGAAGAACAGACCAGCGAACAGGTGGCAAATGACACCGCGAACACCGGCGGGGCTGAAAAGACCTTCACACAAGACCAAGTCAACAGCATTGTAGCCGAAAGAGCCAGACGCGAAGCAGCAAAGCAACTTGCCAGTCTCGGCGTGTCAAGCTTCGACGAACTTAGCGCAATCGTGCAAAAGAGCCGAGAGCGCGAACAAGCCGAAATGACCGAACTGCAGAAAGCGCAAGCTGCGAATGCGGAGCTGGAAAAGCGACTGGAACAAGCCGCCGCTGCGCAAAAGGCGCTGGCGATGCAATCCGACATCGTCGCACTTAGCGCAAAACTAGGCATTGTGGACGCTGACGCTGCATATCGATTGCTCGATAAAGGAGCCATCGAATTTGACGCAAACGGCAAGCCCACCAATACCGAGGCGCTGCTCAATGACTTGCTCAAGGCGAAGCCCTATCTGGCAGGCGCTGGCACATCGGCAATGAACCCAGGAAGGGCGCGTAAGTTCAGCAGAGATGAAATCGAAAAAATGACTCCGGCTGAAATCAACAAGAATTGGGACGCGATTAAGGACTCACTCGAAAGTGGTCGATAAAGCGTCCGCTAACATGAAAGGAATAAAATGACTCTAAATAACTTCATTCCGCAGATTTGGTCTGCGAGATTACTCCAAAACCTGAACGAAGCCCACGTATTTGCCAACTTGGTTAATCGTGATTATGAAGGCGACATTCGTGGTGTTGGCGATACCGTCAAAATCAATGCGATTGGCAGGGTCACGGTTGGTCCTTATACCAAGAACACCAACATGGCCGCCGCCGAAACGCTGACCGATGCCCAGACTACACTGGAAATCAATAAGGCAAATTATTTCAATTTCCAAATTGATGACATTGATAAAGTTCAGCAAAAGCCGAAAGTTATGGATGAGGCGATGCGTGAAGCCGCCTACGGACTTTCCCGGGCAGTTGACACTGAACTTGCGAAAATCCACACCTCGACCCCTGCCGGAAACAAGGTCGGCGGAGATGGACAAACCGCCAAACTCGGTGGAGTTCTAACCGCTGGTTCTGCCTTGTACGACTACCTCGTCGACTTGAAGGTTATCCTCGACGAGAATAACTGTCCTGATGATGGTCGTCGCTGGGTGGTCGTGCCGGCGTGGGCGCATGGTTACCTGCTAAAAGATTCTCGTTTCGTGAATGCAACCGAAATGGGCAATCAGATTCGAATGAATGGTCTTATCGGCAAGGCGGCTGGTTTGAATGTCTACTTGTCGAACAACGTCACTGTTGACAGCGGGAACACAACCTACCGCATAATCGCCAGCCACCCTGCGGCTGTGTCTTATGCCGAACAGATTTCTGGCGTTGAGGCTTATCGCCCCGAATTGCGTTTTGCCGATGCTGTGAAGGGTCTGCACGTTTGGGGTTATAAGGTGGTTCGCCCTGCTTTGGTCGCAACCCTTTATGCCAAGAATGCCGCAAGTTAGGAGGTGACAAATGGCTAACGCAACGGAAATTACCCTGAATTCTCTGGCAGTTGATACCGCAAAGAGCGACTGTGCCGAGAGTGTATTGGACGACGGAACTGCGGCTGTTACCCTGCCATTGACTGTGGCAGGTGACACCCACAATGTTCTTTTGAAGTTCGAGAACAACGCAAGTGGGGCTGACAAAATGACTGTCAAAATTCTGGCTGGCACTACCCCTCCGGCGTTTCTGGGAGGTCTTGGCGACCTGTCTATTGAACTTTCGAAGAATGACATTGTTTATGTCGTTCTCGACTCTGCACGGTTTATGCAGGCGGACGGGGATATTGACATTAAGTCAACCCCTGCCGAAGGTAAAACCCAAACGCTGAAGATCACAGCATGGGAATTGCCGAAATAAGGAGATTGCGAAATGACCCGAGAAAGTTTAGTCGACCTTGTCGCGCTCGTGAGGCAGTACATCGGTGACGGCAGTTCTGATCCGAGAGACTGGACATTCCAGGACGAACAGATACAAGCACACCTCGACCAGACCAGAGCATATCACGACAACGCGGAGCTCGACCCATTGGGTCAGGCTGGCGACACAAAGTTATTCAGCTCAACTATCAAATTCTGGGACTTGGGTGTGGTAGTACGCGACCCGGAAGGCTCACAACTAGCGCTTGATAACGAGGCGTCAAATCTTATCGCCGGTCATTTCGTGATTACCGACAACGCTCCAGCCGCCGCTTTTGTGAGTGGCTGGAGTTACGACCTTTACGCTGTTTGTGCCGACCTTTTAGTCCTATGGGCTGGACGACTGGAACAGGACATCACCAAGTTTTCAGCCGACGGCTCAAGCTTCGAGTTCGCTGGCGTGTCAAAAGGCAAGCTGGCGCTCGCCGCCGACTTTCGCGCCAAATCCGACGCGATGTTTGGCCGAGGGCTGGGCGATATACAAACAGTGACGATGGTGAGAAATGATTAGCGACACGAACCTAAAGAAAATGCGCGCCACGCAAGAACTGAACCTACCGGAGACCGCTTATTTGCAAGCCCGAAGCTATCTTGATGACGACATGGGCGGCAAGGTTGAGGGTCCGATGGAGACGGTCAGACAGTGCAAGGCGCGACTTGGAGAGCCGAACGGCAAGCTCGAACAGGAGCAAGCCGGACGGATAAACGCGAAAGTGGTGGCGGTTATCACGCTGCCTGCTGACGTGACACTGGACGGCGTTGACGAAATCCAAATCAACGGAAAGCAGTGGAAAGCCCACTGGTCAAACGCCGACAAATCTAACATGACCGCCTTGCGCGTGATTGTTAGCGAGGTGAAAAACTAATGAAAACAAACATCCCGTGGGAAGAACTAAGCCCACTTCAAAAATTGATTAGAAGCCGAAAGTTTTGGCTCATGGTGCTGGATGTGGTCATCTCGACCGCAACCTATTTGCTGACGTGGCTCGCAAGTCCTGAACTAGCCGAACGCATCATCTGGCTTATCGGCGCATGGCAACCCGTAATGGTGGCGCTCATTCTGGGCATCGCCCATGAGGACGCTGCTGAAAAGCGTGACCTGCCAGCAATCTACATTGAACCGACCGTGAGCGAAACCGAGGAATAGGCGATGGGCGAAACGTGGATTGCAGTACTTAGCCAAATCCCATTCGTCGCCGTATTCGTCTGGTATTCGCTCGAAGTCGGAAAGCAGGCGCGACAGGCGCAAGACCGCTTTTTAGAGGCACTCGACAAGCGCGATATCGCCTTTGAAAACCGCACCAAGTCGCTTGTGGATACGATGAACGTCAATAACCGCGCCACGATCGATTCGCTCGCACGCATGGAAAGCACCGTTTGTGAACATGACCGTCTGGTGCGCGACAAGTTAGGCAAAGCTGTTAAGCGCGACAAGAAAGGCGACTAGTGCTGAACGTTAGTTACACGATGCGCATCACGTTCGACCGCTTCCCGGAAATACTGGCGAAGTTCCCGAGAGCGACAACCGCTGCGGTGCAAAAGGCGACGATGGACATCGCGCGCCTTGCTGCGATGAACGCGCCTGTGGACACCGGTTATCTCGCAAATAGCATCAATGGCGTTGTGAGCGGTGATAGCGGCAAGGTGACATCAAGCGCCGAATATTGGGCTTACGTCGAATATGGCACTTACAAAATGGCGGCACAGCCGTTCGTGACACCTGCTGTTGAGGCTGTTGAACCTCAATTTGTTGAAGCGATGCGTCGCATGATGGAGAGTTTATGAGCGCGCGAAAGTGGATCAGGGAGCGCATCAAAGCCAGTGCCGAACTCATGGCGCTGGTTGCAGGCGGTGTTTATGACGGCGTTGCGCCGAAAGGATCACCATATCCGAACATCGACCTAACCCGCGTTTCACGCA